TGTTTGATGTATGGCTTGCGTTGGGTGTGCTGGGTATGGTGATTGGTTTAGCTATCCCAGTACTGGGTACTTTTTATACGATATGGGAGTGGATACAATGAGCGACTTTATGCAGCGCCAATTTGATATCAGCCAAGAACTTATTCGGTTGATGAACCGTGAGCATGAACAACGCAGCCGTATCTTTGAGAAGTATGAAGGGGAACTGCAAGAGAAAGATCGGTACATCGCAAAGCTAGAGGCCACCATCCAAGCACTAGAAGTTCTAGTTAAAAAGTAGGAGCCATCATGTACATCTGGTTTAATCTATTGTTGTTTAGCAGTGGGCACTGGATGTATGTAGATGTATTTGAAACTTTGGAAGAGTGCCAAGACGAACGCAAGATGCAGGAAATTATTAACCCCGGTAACTACTACTGCATACCTACACGCATGGAGAAATCATAGCATCATGAGCTTTACCCCCGAAGCAAAAGTAAAAAAGAAAGTTGTCACCCTAGTAAAAGCTAAAGGCGCCTATTACTTTTTCCCCGTGATGAATGGGTATGGTAGGGCAGGCATCCCTGATATAGTGGTGTGCTATCGTGGGCAGTTCATTGCTATTGAATGTAAGGCTGGCAACAACAAGCCAACCGAACTACAGCTAAGAGAAATAGAAGCCATCCGTCAAGCAGGCGGGGTGTCGATTGTTGTGAATGAAGACAACATCGAGGATGTAACAAAAATACTGGAGAGCTTTGATGGCACGCCCTTACCAGAGGATACTGGTACTTGATTTTGAAACATACTTTCACAGCAAAACATTTACTTTAAAGAACTTAACTACTGAGCAGTACATCAGGGCCGACAGGTTCAAGGTGCACGGCGTCTGCGTTAAAGACTATGGCAGCGCAGAAGCTGCGGTGTGGTATCCCCATGAGGAAGCAATTGCCTTCTTTAATTCCGTAGACTGGGAAGCCACCGCTGTGCTAGCGCACAATGCTCAGTTCGATGCAGCTATTCTGTCGTGGCACTACGGCCACGCCCCCTGTTTTATTTTTGATTCCCTCAGCATGGCCCGCGCTTTGTTTGGTATGGAGCAGGGCAACTCCTTGGCTGCACTGGCGCAGAGATTCGAGCTACCTGATAAAGGCAAGGCGCTGATGAACGCCGATGGGTTAGTTGATCTACCCGAAGAAGTGGCGCGGGAATTGGCCGCGTACTGTGCGCATGATACCTTCTTGTGTGAGGAAATCTTTAAGCGCATGGAGCCGGGGTTCCCCAAGAAAGAACTCAGGTTGATAGACCTCACGCTCAAGATGTACACGCTGCCGGTGCTTGAGCTGGACCCTGTGCTGCTGGCTGATGCCATACGTGAAGAAGAAACACGGCGCACAAGTCTGCTACAGAAACTAAGTATCGACGAGAAAGACTTGGCGAGTAACCCGAAGTTCGCAGAGATACTGCGGGGCATGGGTGTTGAACCACCGCTGAAGAACAAGAAGCCCACGGTTAAAACCCCGAACCCAGAAGGCAAGACCTTGGCGCTAGCCAAGAACGATGCGGGTTTCCAAGCTCTGCTCAATTCAGATAACGAAGATATTGCTGCGCTATGTGAAGCGCGGCTGATGGTTAAGAGTACGTTGGAGCGGACACGTGCGCAAAGATTTATTGACATCGCCCATCGAGGCTCGTTGCCCGTGCCACTCAACTATTACGGAGCACACACCGGACGATGGTCAGCATCAAGAGGCAGCGGCATCAACCTCCAGAACCTCAAGCGAGGCAGCGCCTTACGCCGAGCCATCATGTCCCCCGAAGGATACACACTAGTTGTTTGTGACTTGGCCCAGATCGAACCCCGTGTGCTGTCATACCTAGCGGATGATGTACAGATGCTAGATATCTTTAGGTCAGGTGATGATCCTTACGCGGCGTTTGGTGCGCAGATGTTTGGCATTCCTAATCTGTCGAAAGAATCTCACCCCGAACTCAGACAGTCTGCGAAGTCAGCGTTGCTGGGCGCAGGGTATGGGCTAGGGTGGGCGTCGTTTGCGGGGCAGTTGTTGACGGGGTTTCTTGGTGCGCCACCCATACGGTACGACCTTAACTTTGCTAAGCAAGTTGGCGTAACTGCAGAAGATTTTACTGCGTTCACTGAGTGGGACGTGAACCTTGCCAAGCTAGAAGACATCCCGCATACGTGTAGTAAGAAAGAGTTATTGGTCCACGCCCTTTGTTCCAAAAAGATTATCGACAAGTACCGAGCCGCGTCTAGTCAGGTTGTTTCTTTTTGGGAGATGTGCAACGGGCTAATCAAGCGCAGCCTGCACGATGGTAAAGAACGTACACACAAGTGCCTCACGTTTAAGAAGGGTGAGATTGTGTTGCCAAGTGGGTTGAGTTTGAGATATCCTGCTTTGACTAACGTCACTACGCCAGAGGGTAATTCCCAGTGGGTGTATGGGCAGAACAAGATTAAGTTGTATGGCGGGAAGCTGACTGAAAACATCGTTCAGTCAGTAGCTCGTTGCGTCATGACAGACGGCATGTTGCGGATACAAACTAAGTATCCGTGCGTATTGACTGTGCATGACGAAGTGGTGGCGCTGGTTCCCGATGAGGAAGTAAAGGAAGCAGAGCCTTGGGTGTTGAGGCAGATGACGATTGAACCTGCGTACATGCAGGGGATACCGTTAAACGCCGAGACTGGTGCAGCAAAACGATATGGAGATGCGAAGTGAACATTCCTATAAAAATTAAGATTAAGAAAGTCACGTACTCAACGAAGGTTGTTGAGTCTTTGGAGTGCAAGCGGGGTGAAGTTAACTTCACAACGAGGACCATCACCATCGCTAAGAAAAGCAGCGCAGGATTTAAGTACAGTAAAGACGAACGTTCACGGACTATGCTGCATGAGATTGTGCACGCTGTCCTCAAGGAACTTAAGCACCCGCAGTATGCGGACGAGAAACTTGTAGGTCCGCTGGCAGAAGAGCTTGCCTCTGTCCTTACGCAGTGCGGAGTGCGTGTATGAGATGTAGTTGTGGCGGCGATACGCGGGTAGTTGATTCGCGTTTGATTGATAAAGCGTTACGCCGTAGACGCATTTGTATGGAGTGCGGTAACAGGTTCAATACTTTGGAGACCGTGATGCCACAAACAGAACGCAAACCAAAGCCAGTAAAAACTGAACCCGCATTTGTTACCGCAGAAGTATCAGCAAAAATTAAACAAAAGAAAACCCATGCTCGGCGACAGCTCGAAGACATGCGGTATGCAAAAGAGGATACGGACATCTTTGATTTTGATGAGGATATCCCGTGGATGCCAAACCAATAACGTGGTCGCACAGTTCACTGAAAGACTACGAAGGATGTGCCCGACGTTACTACAACGTCAAAGTTCTTAAGAAGTATCCGTTTCAAGAAACAGAACAGATTAGATATGGGAAGGAACTTCACAAGGCGGCAGAGGTTTACGTTAAAGATAGTAAGCCGGTGCCAGAACAGTTCAAGTTCATGGCGCCCACCCTTCAAGCACTGATGCGCAAACCGGGACGTAAGCTGGCTGAGTATCAGATGGCATTGACGGTTGATCTTAAACCTTGTGACTGGTTCAGCAAGGATGTATGGGTTCGAGGGGTTGCTGACTTGTTGATTGTTGATGATGACAACTTGACTGCGTGGGTTGTTGACTACAAGACAGGCAATGATAAGTACCCTGATCGAGACCAGCTAACGCTTATGTCGTTAATGACATTTGCACACTTCCCCCATATCCGGCAGGTGAACTCTGCTCTGTTGTTTGTTGTTAAGAACAATATGGTAAAGGCGAAGATGACCTATGACGAACAAGACCAAGCATGGTGGGAATACAGAGAGCGAGTTAGTCGAATTGAAAACGCACACGCTGCCGGAATATGGAACCCCAGCCAGTCTCCCCTATGTAACTGGTGTCCCTGCACAAACTGTGAGCACCACCCCCGGCACTGATGTAGACTCCAATGGATTAACAAACAGCGAAGCTTGGGACCTCGTTGAATCCATACCAGTAGCTACACTTATTGATTACTTTATTAATAGGCATGGTAACGAGTGGGTTCTTGATGCAGATGTACACACAGACTACTTCAACACAATAGTTTGTATGAAGCTGCAGTTCAAAGGGTTCGTTGAATCCGTAGACTATCTGCCGCCTAACACTAATAAGTCCATAACCCAAAGCACCGCGTACCAAAAAGCGTACCGAGTGCGGAGGTACGAGCATGCAAATAGTTGAAGACAGGGCGTTAGTACTGCGCACGCGTAAGCCAGAGAAGTACGCCGTAATTCCCAAGAGTAAAGTAATCAGTGAGAACGATGGGGCGTATGAGGTTGCCGTCTACTGGGGTCTTGATGAAGCGCGGGTACTCAAGAACCTAGGGGTTAAGAACGTACCATCCCCCATCACCCGCCACTATGGTTGGCCGGGAAAGTACAAACCGTTTCAGCACCAAATAGATACGGCATCGTTTCTTACTCTGCACCGTAGAGCTTTTTGTTTTAATGATCCCGGTACTGGCAAGACACTTGCCGCGCTATGGGCAGCTGATTACTTGATGAAGCGGGGGGAAGTTAAGCGCTGTTTAATTCTGTGCCCGCTGTCAATTATGCACAGCGCATGGATGAATGACTTACACCGAAGTATCATTCACAGAACTGCCGTGGTCGCGCACCATGCGCAGGCTACCCGTCGGATAGAGATGGTCCAGCAGGACTACGAGTTTGTCATTGTCAACTACGATGGACTCAACCTGATTGCGGATGAAGTTAAAGCGGATGGTCGCTTTGATCTCATCATTGTGGATGAAGCCAACGCCTACAAGAACCCATCGACTAAGCGATGGAAGTCCCTAGCCAAACTTATTTCTCCCAAGACTTTCTTGTGGATGATGACGGGTACCCCCGCCAGTCAGTCCCCGACTGATGCGTATGGTTTGGCTAAGCTGGTCAACCCATCCGGTGTACCTAAATTTCAAACAGCATGGCGAGACTTGGTCATGCGGAAGTTGACGCACTTCAAATGGATTCCCAAAGCGGATGCACCTGACAGAGTATTTGAAGCGTTGCAACCAGCCATCCGGTACACCAAGCAGCAATGTCTTGACCTGCCCCCAGTGATGACAGAGACCAGAGAGATACCTCTGACCACACAACAGACAAAGTACTACAAGATGTTGAAGGAACGGATGACGGTTCAAGCAGCAGGGGAAGTAATCACTGCAGCCAACGCCGCAGTAAACGTAAACAAGCTGCTGCAAATCTCGGCGGGTGCTGCATACACAGACGACGGTGAGGTTGTTGAGTTTGATTGTGCCCCTCGCCTCAATGTTCTGATGGAAGTACTCGAAGAGACGCAAAGAAAAATCTTAGTGTTCGCAAACTTCCGACATAGCATAGATACTATAAGTAAGTTCCTAGGAAAGCATGGAATTGACTGCGCCACGATACACGGTGATGTATCAGCATCAAAGAGAACATTAATTTTTAACCAGTTTCAGACCACTCCGTCACCCCGAGTGCTGGTTATCCAGCCTCAAGCAGCAGCGCATGGGGTCACACTAACCGCCGCTGATACGGTGGTGTTCTGGGGTCCAGTTATGAGCGTGGAGACATACGTCCAGTGCTGCGCACGGGCTGACCGGCAGGGTCAGACATCAGACAAAGTAACTGTCATTCACTTGCAGGGATCGGAGATAGAGAAGCGCATGTTCAAGCAGTTGGCACACCGAGTGAACGAACACACAAGCCTCATCAAACTATATGAGGACGAACTTGCACAGCCAGAATGAACCTGTTAAAGTTTTGACATAACAATACGGAGAGTAAAATGACAACCGACATTTCTGAAATCCCCCTTGATAGACTGGCCCGCGTCTACCTGAAGATGCGAACAAACATTCAGGACATCCAACGCGAACATGATGAGAAGATTGCTGAGCTTAAAGCGCAGCAAGACGAAGTTAAGTTTGCTATCAAAGAGCGCATGCTTTCTATGGGCACCACGTCCGCACGCACTGATGCGGGTACAGTTATTCTTTCTAAGAAGACGCGCTTTAGTACCAACGATTGGGGTTCATTCAAAGAGTTCATCATCGAACACGATGCGTTGGATTTGCTAGAGAAGCGCATTGCCCAGAAGAACATGGAAAGTTTTCTTGAAGAGAATCCCGGACTCGTACCGCCGGGACTCAACTCCGATTCGGAGTACGACATTTCGGTACGCAAACCCACACGTTAAGGAACGACTATGACTCAAGTCATTAAGTTTGAAGGGGCAGCTGTCCCCGCATTTGCTAAACGGGCCGAACGTTCATCGCTTGCTGCTTCTCTTGCAGGTGGTGGTGGCTCGACCGTTAAGCGTATCTCTATTAAGGGCGGTGTATTCCGGTTGTTTGCTGGTAGCAAAGAAGTCGGGGCTATCGAAGATCGCCATCTGGATGTTGTGATTGTCAACGCCGCACCAAAGATTGGCCGTTCGTTCTATGGCAAGAGCTATGAGGAAGGGGTGTCGCTGACTCCGAGCTGCTGGTCTGCTGATGGTGAGAAGCCGGATGTTTCTATTGAAGAACCGCAAGCTGACAACTGCGCCACCTGCCCTAACAACATCAAGGGTAGCGGTCAGGGTGAGAGCCGTGCCTGTCGCTTCTCGCAGCGTATTGCTGTGGTGCTGGCTAATGATATGGAAGGCGATGTTCTGCAGATGACGCTGCCCGCCACGTCCATCTTTGGCCCTGAAGAAAACGATGCCCGCCCGCTGCGTGCCTACGCTCAGTATCTGGATGCACATGGTTGGGACCCGGACATGCTGGTTACTCGTATGAAGTTTGATACCAAGGCTGCGGTGCCTAAGCTTCTGTTCCGTCCCGCTGCGTGGCTGGATGAGGATCAGTACGAAATCATTAAGCGCCAAGGCCAGACCCCTGATGCCGTGCGCGCAATCAAGATGACGTTCAGCACCGCCAAACTTGAAGTGGCCCCCGCACTACCCGCCCCTGTGATTGAGGGCACACCGCCCAAGCGCAAGACTCAGCCGGTAGTTGAGGCGGTGGAGGAAGAGGACGAACCCAAGGTTCGTAAGGAAGCTGAACCGACGCGGGCTGTTAAGAAGCGCGGCAGTCTTGATTCTCTTGTGGATGAGTGGGACGACGAGTAAGGGAAGGGGGCGCATGCCCCCTACAAACTATGCCATACGCACAAAAAGTTATAGACGCTATTGAAAAATCGCCGAAGACTTTAGGCAATCAACTGGGTAGATGGGCAGTACATCTAGACTTTCCGGTAACTAAGATTGCTAAGAGCAGCGGCGCTACACGGCAGACTGTATACAACTGGTTCAATGGTGGTGAAGTTACGCCGGCCTATAGGAACGTTGTTCAGAGCCTACTTGAAATCATGCAGACATCTTCCAGCGCCGAGGATGCTTGGAGAAAGATATGCAACCATTTGAACCTTCAGGGTTAGTCGATGAGGTTTTCATTCGCTACGCTGCACAGTTTATATCTGAAGGCGGCATGCCTTTGGAGTGGGAAAAAGAAATGCTTAAGAGGTACCTATATTATTTTGCCTTGATCCAAGAGATAGATGCACATGCTAGAAGTGAGACAGCACCGGAGCAACTTTACATCTTGTAAGAGGCAAGTATGGAACCAGTAGAGTTCCTGCAGCGGGTTCTACCTTCATCGGGTATGTACTGCGTGGCAGAGTTTGATACGGAAGCTAAGTGCCACAACTTTGTAACATCCATCGAGGACATGCTTGAAGGTTCTAAAAGGCATGTTCAACAAAGGATAAACTCATACTTTGCGTTGGGGTCATTTGTTAAAGATGGGCGCACTGCAGCTAACGTAGCGTATATGCGTTCGTTGTTTATTGATGTTGATTGTGGCGAGGGTAAGTACCAAACAAAGCGTGAGGCTTTTCTTGCCGCTAGAAAATTTCTTAAAGACACAGAGCTTGATCAGCTTGGTTCCCCTATCATCGTTGATTCAGGTGGTGGGGTGCATCTGTACTGGCCGCTTGATCGGGATGTGTCCAAGACTGAGTGGTTGCCGGCAGCTAAAAACTTAAAGAAGCTGTGTCATGAGAACGGTTTTAAGATTGACCGCAGCGTTACGAGTGATGCTGCGCGGGTGCTGCGCATGCCGGGGACATACAATTTTAATTACATCAGCGATGACAAACCCGACCCCGTACCCTGCACTATCAAGAGCGAGGATGGGGATGTATTTAATTTTGAAGTACTGGCCGAGGCTATCAAAGCCAAGCTAGTCGGAACACCTGAAACTATTGAGCTTGTTATTCCCGGCACGGCCCCCAAACGTAGAGCAGACAACGCCCCCAAACTATTTGAGAACAACGGAAACAAGTTTAAGTTTCTGCTTGATAAGACTTTGAATGGTACGGGGTGTGGCCAACTCAAGTACTACATTGAAAACGCCAGTGACGATGGCATGGAACCGTTGTGGCGTGGGCTGTTGTCGTGGTCCATGAAGTGTGAGGATGCCGACGAGTACAACAAATACTTGAGTGATCTACATCCGTATACCCATGATCGGATGCAGCAGAAGCTTTCTGAAATCAGAGGGCCGTACTCCTGTGTAAAGATTGAGGAAAACAGTAGCTGCCCCGCCTGTGATACCTGCCCACACAAGGGCAAGATTACAAACCCATTGGTGCTAGCGCGGTACATGAAGACCGACGAGGAAGAAAAAGAAATCGTAGTGGCGGAGACGGTAGAAGACACCGCCCCTAAAATCACTAGACCCCCCGCACCTAAGGGTTACAGCTATGCCAAGGGTGGCGGCATCATCATGCACAAGCAGCTTGAGAAAAAGAAAAGCGACGATGATGAAGACTTAGTTAAAGACGTTAAGCTGCTTGACTATGATTTGTTTGTAGTCCACATCCTTAACCAGAACAAGACGCATACCGTGTACATGGTAGCTGACAAACCGACAGGCGCAGAGACCATTACATTCCCGCAGCGGGCTGTGGTTAGCAAGGATGAGACGCTTAAGAATCTTGCCGAGCAGAACGTCATCGCTATGTGGGGAGCTAACAACGACGCTAACTTGTTCTCTTATGTACGGGCGGCGGTAGAAGAAGCCAGCCGTAGAAACAACGCAATCGTAATCCCCTCCCGCTATGGGTGGCAAGAAGATAAGTCGTTTGTCTTGGGTGAGAAAACCTACAAGCCGGACGGCACGATTGAATCTTTCCCCATGCCCAGCCTTGACGCAATGAACAGCAAGACTAAGGTCAAGGGTACAGATGCCGCATGGTTGAAAATTGTAGACATCCTGATTGGGCGCAAGGAGTGGATGCTGCTTGGCTTGGGGTTGGTCACAGCGTCTGGTCCGCTGTATGAATTCACTGGCATTCGAGGCTTGACGTTCAATGGGTGCGGCAGGTCCGGTAGGG